ATGATGTCATTCAGCGCTTCTGGAATATCTACCTTGAGAAATTTGGACAGCCTACAATTATGGGGCGCTACACTACCGGCATGAAAAAAGATAAACAAGATGACTATTTAAATATCCTTAAAAATATCCAAGCAGATACAGCCGTAGTATTGCCGGAAGGATTAACAGCCGAATATTTAGAAGCCAGCAGAAAGGGTGATGCAGGATATAAGAATGCTTTTGATACTAATAATGCTATGATTGCACGTTCCTTGTTAGTAGGTTCATTACTTATGGACACAGGCGACAAGGGCAGTTATGCACTATCTAAAACCCACTTTGATATCTTCATTTATGTGCTTGATTATTTAGGACAGGAAACAGAGGACGCAATAATTAATGAACAAATAATTAAACGCCTCATTGATTTTAACTTTGTAAATCCAAAATACCCAAGTTTTAAATTTGAATCATTAGTTAAAGACGATCAAGAAGGTAAAGCGAAAGTTGCCAAATTGTTAGTTGATGCAGGGTTTATTAATCCTGAAGAAGAATGGGTTCGTGGGTATTTAAAGATACCTGCTAAAGAAAAAGATGTTGTTTTACCTGAACCGAAACCTGCTGGTGGTGGTGATTTAGGATTTAGCCAAAACTTCGCAGAAGGTCTGTCACGCCAGCCTAACAAATATGAAAAGAAGTGTGATTTTACACGAATTGTTAATAACCTTAATAAATATGAAACACAAGCTACCGATGAGCTTATTGTAATTATCCAGAAGCAAAAAGATGCACTGAAAAAAGCAATCCTAAAATCAAAAGTTATCGAAACCAATAATGCTAAAGAAGTTGAAAAATTGCAGTTGTCTTATGTAGGAGAATTTAGAGATACTATTAAAAGTTGGTTGCAGGAATTATGGAGATATGGCGAAACCGAAGTACAATCAGAATTAAAGCAATATAAATTTGTAGGTTTACCGGCTGAAAAAGCTATGGAATATTTAAGGAATAAAGCCTTTTGGATTGCAGGAGTTGAACGTGATGATGTATTAAAGAAAGCAAAAACTATATTATATTCAGGTATGAAGAATGGCGCGGCTGCTGACGAAATCATGTTTGAATTAGATAATATGTTCAAGGAATATATTGGTAAGCCTGGCATTGAAACAAAAGAAGGCAAATTATTAACGCCTAATCATTTAGAAAATATTGTCAGGACTAACTTTTCAGATGCTTATAATCAAGGGCGCCTTGATATGGCAGAAGATAAAGACTTCAAAGGATTTGTAACTGGTATGATGTTTAGCGGTATTATGGATGAACGGACTACGGATGTATGTGCAACTTTAGACGGTCAATTTTTTGAAATGGGTGACCCAGACCTTGCGAGGGTAACGCCTCCGCTCCACTATATGTGTTTTCCAGGAGAAACTAAAATAACGACATATAAGAATAATGGAAGTAGCAGAGCAAAAAAGAGAATAGAGAATATTAAAATAGGCGATATTGTATTAACTCAAAATGATGAAAAACACGAAGTTACTCATAAATTTGAACGAGAATATGAAGGCGAATTAATTGTAATTGAAATGGATGATGGAAATATATTAAAAGCGACACCGAACCATCCTATATTTACAGAAAACAGGGGATGGGTAAACGCTGAAGATTTAACAATGGAAGATAATTTGCAAAGTGTACCGAGTAGAATTGGCAGGTATACTATGAAAATAAAAAGTATCAGAAAAGAAAAGGTAAATTGTAAAGTATATAATCTTGAAGTAGAAGGCAATCCAACATATTACGCTAATAATGTTTTAGTTCATAATTGCCGTTCAACTTTAGTGCCCATAACCAAATATGAAACATTTACACCGATAACGCCTGAACTAAAAGCGAAGGCAATTCCCATGAAGGGGAAGGGATTTTAAATAAAGGAGAAATGAAATGAGTTGTTTAGATGATGATATTAAATATTGTATAGCTTCGGGAGCGATTAAGGAATTAATAAATCAAATAGAGTTTAGCTTGATAAAACCATCGGCAGATAGTGCTGAAAGAATTATAGAAATGTCTGAATCTATTATTGACATAATGACTAAATATAAAGAAACTCTAGTATAAAAGAGGTGATTAAATGCCGAATAAAATAAAAACCTACGAACTAAACGATATAGAAGTATTTGCAAAAGGCAAGTGGAAAGGCTGGACTTTTGGCGATAAAGAGATTGATGGAATTATCAAAAGTACAAATGAAATAATTGACAAGATTAAACCGATGGTAAAATTAGGACATAGCGAAGAACAAAAATTATTAAAGCAATCAGGCTTACCTGCTGGCGGTTGGATAACCAAGTTAAAAAGGGTTGGTGATAAGATTGTCGCGGACATTAAAGAAGTGCCAAAAGTCCTTTATGAGTTAATTAAAAACGGTGCTTATAAGCGAATATCCATTGAACTTATGTCAGATTATTTTGAACCAGCTACTAAAAAAACTTATAAACAAGTATTATCTGCCATTGCTTTTTTAGGTGGCGATTTACCGGCAGTAACAAACCTTAAAGATATTGCCGCCTTATACGATGCTGATAAAAATGCTAATATTATAATCTTTGAAAAAGAAATCAAGAACGCAGAATTATATAAATGTGAATGTATCAAATGTGGGTTCATAATGGAATCCGATAAACATTGTAACGAAATTAAATGTTCTGAATGTGGTGGAGATATGCGAAGGGTAGAACGCCCTGGACCAGGTCAACCGCATGACGATACAAAAACCAAAGAAAGGAAGGTGTATATTATGCCAAACGGAATTAAAATCACAGAAGTTGAAGGCAAAAAATTTGTCGCAGTCGAAGATTTTGAGAAACTTGAACAGGATAAGAAAGTTATCGAAACAGCAAAGAAAGCATCCGATGAATACAAAGCAAAATTTGAAGCTGAACAGACCAAAGCAAAAGAGAAAACAGCCGAGCTTGCAAAAGTACAGTCAGAGAAAAGAACTGCTGAAATTAAGACTTATATTGAGTCTAATTGTTCGGAAAAAACCATGCGGTTTATGCCAAAACAAAAAGATATATTAATGACTCTTATGGAGTCTGTATCTGATGATAAGGTTATTAAATTTACCGTAGACGAAAAAGAAGTAGAATTATCACAACGAGATATGCTTATGAAATTTGTTGACTTGCAACCAAACTTCGCAGACTCAATGTTTGCAGAATTAAGCAAAGACAAAGAACATAACGAAGAAAATGACGAAAGCAAAAATGAAATAAAAGTCCAGAAATATATGGATGAACACAAGGGCGTTAATTATGGCGATGCTGTAAAGGCCTGTTTAGAAGATACTGAATAAATAATAAACAAAAAAATATAAACCGAAAAGAGGTGTTAACAAATGAGTCAATCTATAGGAAGTTCAATGGATATAACCTTTAAAGCTGCGAAAGATTTAAGCAGCTATCAATATCATTTTGTGAAACTTGATGGTGATGGTAAAGTCGATTTTTGTACCGCGAATGCTGACCATGTTATTGGTATATTACAGAATAAACCAAGTGCCGCAGATAAAGCAGCATTGGTAAGAACATTAGGAACAAGTAAATTAGTGATGATGGGAACAAATAATGAAGGTGATTATATTACCCCATCCGAAACCGAATCTACTTATTCTGAAGGATTAGTAACTACTACAGTCACAGACTTTGTAGGAGCAATGGCTCTTGAGGCTGCAACTGCTGCTGATGATATTATAGAAGTGTTACTTACACACTTTGTCTTTGGAGCATAAAAAATAATAATTGAAAGGAAGTGATATAAATGCCAGACGTAGGAAGCGTACATACCGACAAAATACTGAGCAACGTTTCAGAAATGTACAGAAACGCACAATTTGTAGGACTTGAAATGATGCCAGTAGTAGCCGTTAAAAAAGAAAGTGATATATACTATAAATATAATTCAAAAGCTGATAGATTTAGAGTGCCTAATAATTTAAGAGCGCCTAAATCAGAAAGTAAAACAGTAGATTGGACCGTTACAACTGATAGTTATTCATGTAAAGAGTATGCCTTAAATGACTTAGTTGATGACCGGGAAAAAGCTAATGCAGATAAGCCACTAAATTTAAAAGTTGATACTGTTGAATTTTTAACTGATATAAATGCACTTGCACAAGAAAAGAGAATTGTTGATATATTAACCGATGAAACTGTATTAACCAATTATACTGCACTTACAGGAACGAATCAATGGTCTGATTATACTAACTCTAGTCCTGTTAAAGATATTGAGACCGGTAAAGAAACCATTCATGGTAAGATTTTTCGTTATCCAAATACTCTTTTACTAGGTGTTCAAGTTTATAACCAACTGAAACATCATCCAGATGTCATTGACCGTTTCAAATATACTAGCAAGGGTATAATTACTGCCGCAATGTTAGCTGATTTATTTGAAGTAGAAAAGGTTATTATTGGACAGTCCGGTTATAACACAGCCAACGAAGGACAGACTGCCAGCTATAGTTATTTATGGGGTAAAAATGCCATATTATCTTATGTAGAACGGAAACCTGGATTAAAGAAATTTAGTTTAGGATATACCTTTAAAGTTGGTAAAAACAAAACAAGAACAGCAAGGATTGAAACTAGACATAGTGATTGGTATGAAGTCTCACAAATACAGGATGAAGAAATTGTTTCTGTAGATTGTGGTTACTTGATCCAAACAGCTATAG